TTACAAACACTACAAGGAGAATATTTATGAAAAAAGGAAGATCACAAAACGCAAGAATATTAGACCATCTTCTTCAAGGAAGAAGTCTAACACAACTTCAAGCGACTAAATTATTTAATTGTACTAGATTAGCTTCACGAATAAATGATTTAAAAAAAGAAGGTTGGAATATTGATTGCAAAATGGTCAAAAACCATAACACAAATACCCATTTTGGTTCATACTCAATAAATAAATAGCTGTGGGAATATTCTCACCAGATCAGCTAAAAAGAGTTCAATGCTTGGATTGTAAAAAAAAATATACAAAAGCTATGTGTATGATTATAGTTCAAGCATATACTCTACGACTTTGTATAAAATGTTATAACAGGAGAACTAAAGATGGCAAAATTACCTAAAATGAATTTATTTGTAGATGCTTTTAATTCAGACACAGTTTACTTAACAGAAGAAGAACTTGGTCTTTATATGAGAATGATTTTTTATGCGTGGACACATGATGCGTATTTACCAAAGGATAAAGAGATAATTTATTGTTTACCAAAAAAACCTAATGATGTTCTGGTCGATAAGATACTTAAATTATTCTGGACAGAAGATGATAAAGGTTTTTACCAGAAAAGAATGTTGAAAGAGTATCAGTATGCTGTTGATGTATCAAACAAAGCAAGTTTATCAGCTAAATCTAGGTATGCGAACGCAGAGCCAACGCACAGCGAAGGCAATGCTACTATAACTAATACTAATACTATAACTAAAACTAAATATATATACTTAGATCAATTTAAAGAGTTTTGGAACAAACTTTCATATAAAGTCAGTAAAGGTCAAGTTTATGAGAATTATAAACAATTAGACAAAGAATGGGCATTACAACCTAAAGAATTAGCTGATGCATACAATGATTATTACAATTCAATACCAGAAAAAAAGTATGCAAAACAACCTGCTTTTTGGTTATCAGCAGAAAAGTATTTAGACGAAAAACCTAAAGAATACAGTAAAAAAGAAGAAGATAATTATAAATTACAATCTTATGTAGATATGTATCGTAAAGGAATTAGATTACCTATTTGGAGTAAACAAGACTTAGACAAACTTGAAGCACTTGCAAAACAAACTAATTAAACTATCTTTCAGCTATGGAACATGAGCCACAACCAGAACACTATATAATTGTTGAGGAGAAAGACGGAACATTCTCAGCTTTTATTAGATATGCAAACTTTGAAAGCAAAGTAGATGCAGAAAAAGGATTGCAGTTAGTAATGGATCTCATGGGGTTAAAATTGCAACCGAATATAACTTATCATTGATGATAGTAGAACAAAAAGCATTAACAGATATTAAACCTTACATAAAAAATCCTAGAAAAAAATGGGATATTCAAAAGGTTGCACAATCTATAAAAGAGTTTGGATTTCAACAACCCATAGTGGTTGATAGTGGGGGAACTATTATAGTTGGTCATGGTAGATATGAAGCGGCAAAACTTTTAAAACTTAATTCAATACCTGTCACTATTGCTGATTTACCACCAGAAAAAGCTAAGGCATACAGAATAGCTGATAACAAAACAAACGAGTTTAGTGAGTGGGATATATCTTTATTACAACAAGAATTTACTGATTTATTAGATGCAAACTTTGATTTAGAACTAACAGGATTTGACCATGATGAATTAGAGAGTTTGATTACAGGTGAAAAGGCAGGACTAACTGATGATGATGCTGTTCCAGAATTACCAGATGAGCCTAAATCTAAATTAGGGGATATATATAAACTTGGTGAACATAGATTGATGTGTGGTGATAGTACGAGTATTACTGATTTTGATAAATTAAGTATTACTCAAGCTGATATGATTTTTACTGATCCTCCTTATGGTATGGAATATGGTGGAGGAAGAGCTGAAGGATCTACAAAAAAAGGAAGTAAAGTAAAAGCTCACGGAATGATTAAAGGAGATGACCTAAAAGGTGATAACCTTATTAATTTAGTCAGAGATGCCTTAACTACTTCCTATTTAAAAACTAAGACTGGTGCATCTGCTTACATCTGTTTTACTTGGAGAACTTACTCAGAGTTTGAAGATGCTTTAAATAAAGCAGGTTTAAAAGTTAAAAATTGTATAGTATGGAATAAAAGGTCTATAGGATTAGGAAATAGTCATTATAGACCACAACATGAATTTATATTTTACTGTGGAGAGCAGTGGTATGGAAATAAAGCACAGTCAGATGTCTGGGAACTTTCTAGAGGTGATACTTCTAAATATGTACACCCAACACAAAAACCAGTGCAACTTATAGAGAAGGCTATTAAAAACTCAAGTAAATCTGGTGATGTAATAATAGACTGTTTCGGTGGTAGTGGCTCAACATTAATTGCCTGTGAGAAAACTAATCGTAAATGTAATATGATGGAATTAGATCCGAAATATTTGGATAGAATAGTTAAAAGATGGGAAGATTATACAGGAAAGAAAGCTGAGTTATTAAATGGCTAGACCTAAATTAGATATAGATGCTAATGAAGTGCAAAAACTTGCTTCATTTGGGTGTACTAATACAGAGATAGCTGAGTTTTTTAACTGTAGTGAAGCAACTATTAGACAGGGTTATTTCGAATATTTGACAAAAGGTAGAAGTATGAAAAAAATAAGGCTTAGACAGATACAATGGAAGATAGCTGAGAGTGGTAATTCTACTATGGCTATTTGGCTTGGTAAGAATATTCTTGGTCAATCAGACAATGGAATGATAGAAGATGATGATACACCATTACCATTTAGTGTAGAATAGTGCCATTATCTAAAGCACAAAAAGAAGTATTTACATCAGAAGCTAGATTTAGAGTTCTTATTACAGGGAGAAGGTTTGGTAAAACATTTCTGGCTCTCAATGAATTAGCAAAGTTTTCAAGATATCCAAAGAAGAAAGTCTGGTATATAGCACCAACATATAGAATGTGTAAAGACATCATGCTTGATCCATTGGTCGATAAAATGACAAAACACAAATGGATCAGCAAGGTAAACTATTCTGATCTCACAATAACACTTAGAAATAAATCACTAATACAGCTAAGATCATCAGAAAACTTCAATGCTCTGAGAGGTGTAGGATTAGATTTTATCTGTATAGATGAGTTCTCAGATGTAGATGAAAGAGCATGGTTTGAAGTATTGCGGCCTACTTTGTCAGATAAATCTAGAGAAGGATCAGCTTTGTTTCTTGGTACACCTAGAGGATTTGGTAATTGGAGTTATAATCTTTATACAAGGCAAGACAATGACAAGAATTGGAAGTCTTTTCAATTCACTACTTTAGATGGTGGTCAAGTATCACAGAGTGAGATAGATCAAGCTAAGAATGATCTTGATGATAGAACATTTAGACAAGAGTATATGGCATCATTTGAGAAGTATTCTGGCCAGATATATTACAACTTTGATAGAGAGCAGAATGTAATAGAACAATATGCACCTACAACTAATTCAATACACATTGGAATAGATTTTAATATTGATCCTGTATCAGCAGTTATATCAGAAGTTAAACAAGATCATCTGTATGTATATGACGAAATTGTTATCTATAGTAGCAATACTGACGAACTTGTTGAAGAAATCAACAACCGCTACTCTGGTAAACATATCTTTGTATATCCAGATCCTGCATCAAAGCAAAGAAAAACAAGTGCAGGTGGCAGAACAGATTTATCTATACTAAAGAACGCAGGGTACAATGTCAGAGTTAGAAATGCACACCCATTGATTAGAGACAGGATCAATGCAGTAAATACAAAACTAAAAAATGCAAAAGGAGTAAGAACATTATTTATTGCAAATAACTGTAAGAATGTGATAAAGAGTATAGAAAGACAAATTTACAAAGAAGGAACAAGTTTGCCAGATAAGGAAAACAATTACGACCATATGAATGATGCATTAGGATATTTAGTAGAGTTTCTATACCCAATTAAAAGAGATTTTAAACCTGCACCACCAAAGAGATTTAGTTAATGCCAAATTATAAAAGAGATTTTTTAACAGAAAGACATAGTGATTATGAAGATAAGTTTCAAGATTGGAACTTTCATTTACTATCTTATCTAGGTGGTCAAGACTATCAAAATGGCTATCTACTTAACAGATATGTATTAGAGTCAGACGAGGAGTACATTAAGAGAATGAACAATACTCCGATAGATAATCATTGTAAAAATGTAGTACAAATCTATTCATCATTCCTGTTTAGAGTACCACCTACAAGAAACTATGGCACACTATCTGGTGACGAACAGCTAGAGAACTTTTTAAAAGATGCAGATTTAGATGGTCGATCATTTGACAATATTATCAGAGAAATGCAAATCAATGCTTCTATCTATGGTACTTGTTGGGCAATCATGGATAAACCTGCTGTTCAAACAGAAACAAGAGCAGAAGAAATACAGCTTGATATCAGACCATACTTATCAATTTATACACCAGAGAATGTCTTAAATTGGAACTATCAAAGAATGATAAATGGTAGATATGAACTCACATCATTAACATTATTAGAAAACTTATCTAATGATGTAGCCACAATCAGAGTATGGACAAAAGAAGATATTACTACATTAATGGTTAAAGACTTTAGTAAAGGCTATTCTACATCAGAGCCAATACTAATAGATGAAATGCCCAATATGATAAACGAGATACCTGCTGTGACTCTATACAATCAGAAGTCACAAAGACGAGGGATTGGTATAAGTGATTTACAAGATGTGGCAGAACTACAAAAATCTATTTACAATGATTACTCAGAGATAGAACAACTAATTAGATTATCTAATCACCCAAGTTTAGTCAAAACACCTAATGTAGAAGCTAGTGCAGGTGCAGGATCTATTATTGAGATGCCAGAAGATATGGACTCAAACTTAAAACCATACATCATACAACCTAGTTCTCAGTCTA